GACCGCTCCCGGAAACACGCCGAGCAATCCATTCTTTCGCGGCTACTAGGTGGCTGTCATTCCATATCGCACCATTTTCGCCATGTAGGCGAGTGGGGATTTTACCGCCCTCCCATGCCCTTATCGTGAGGGGGCGAACGCCACAAAGGGCAGCTAGTTGCTGAGTGGTGTAGGTGTTTACCATCCCAAATACTCCCGCAATCGTTGAATATCCGCCTCAGTCCAGCGGTATTCGCGATAGGTGTTTCCCATGATTGTTCTCTCTTTGTACGGCATACCCGGGGTAGGCTCCGAGCAAAGTCGTACTATGCGTGTTTTCAATACCCTCTCTGTTAGGTATATACCTTACAGGGACTATATTGAGAACGTAGCCATGATGCATTTTGTTCGGAGCCTTACCCGGATAGGGGAAAAATCGAGGGTAAACCCGTAGGGAGTTGAACGATCGTTCAACCACAACCACAACGCTTTCAACTGTCAACGCTTACATATCGACCAAACGCAACTTGACGCCCTGATTCACTAACGCCACCCTAACGGTTTCGGGGGTCATGCCCCAACACGCATACACCCGGGCCAAGTCGCCGATGGTCGGTTGCTCGGGCCCGACGTACTGGTGTGCCATGATTCGGTCGAGGTTAGGGGGTCTTGGGTTCATAACTCCTGATTCCGCCCTGTCGGGCCGGAGTGGAGAAGGGTATCTCTGCATGGCTTGACCCGCCCCGATCGATCCTGAGGCATCGTAGGGGCAGGGAAAGCGGACCTAGCGGGGCTAGAGGTAGGGGTTGCGGTGCGATGCGGCCCGTAGACGATACAGGCCGATTAGGATGAGAATCGCGGGAATGGTGATAAGGGCGATCATTGTTTAGTACCTCGTTTGAACGGAAAAGTACCAGGATTGATCCTGGAACCAGACTTGCGATACAGTTAGGCCGCGAGCAATGAATCGGGCACGGGCTCGGTTCGCCTCTTCGAGGTTGGAATAGGTGTAGTGGATCATGGATCAATGATCGGATACGATCGGGGGTGCGTCAAGTGATCTGTGCGAGATTGTTAGTTATGGGCGCAGTGCTACGTTATCGGGTGCGGCGATGCCCGGGCGGTGTGACCCTTGCCCGTGCGGCCCGTGTTCGGTTCCCCTCACGTATCACCCCACCCCATACAGAAACGTAGGTAGACTACATTGACAGCCTTGACACGACAAGGTTGACCCGAAGAAATCCCGAACATTCCCTTGACGCCACCCGTATTAGCAGGTACACTTTCGGTGTCGATCCGAAGTCAAAGGGGATTCTTCCTCGCGTCCACGCCCCCTGACCGGGCTCCGTGTGCAATGGGGACAAACCCGGCCCAGGATCATTCGGAGTCCCCCATGCACCTTTCCCGAATCTCCATGCGCCCCGACGAACGCAACGCCCTGATCCGCCTCCGCTGTGATGGGTGGTCTCTCGGGCAACTGGCCGAACTCTTCGGGATCAATGAGATCGATGTGCAACGGCACCTGCGAGCAAGGAGCGACAGATGCAAGAGTCCGACGAGAACGCCCTTCGCCGCCTCCTCGCCCAGGCCCGGAATGAAGACCCAAAACGATTCGCAGAGTTGTTTTTCGACTGCGTGATCGCCAGATGCCCCGAGAATTCGATCGGCGTGATGCGCCGTTACGACGCCGATCAGAAACTCGACGCCATCTGCTGCGTCGTTCAGGGCGGGATTCTTGCAGCCGAGGTTGAGAAGGTCTTGACGATGTTCAAGACCCGTTTCGATCAAGCGACCGTGATCCCACCGATCAAACCCCGCATCGTTCATCCCCCCACCAACGACAACATGTTTCCCCGGAGAAATGACTAACATGCTCGCCTTCTTCAAGAACGTCTTCGCCCGTGTCGCCCGCTTTTTTCGTGGAGGCTGAATGGCAACACACATCTTCCCCCGCAACGAAGCCCGCTCTCACAAGTTCGAGAGCGACGGTACGTGCAACTGTGATCCCCTGATCGAGTACATCGATCCTGAGACTGGTCTGCCGTACGTCGATGCCCCGCTCGTAGTTCACCAGTCCCCCACCACCGCGATCGAGTCTGATCCCGCCCGCATGGAGAGCGCCCGCCATTTCGCTCGCCGCGACACCGCAGGGCCGCAGGAGATTCAAGGTGCTTGAGTTCTACGCGATGCAGTTGTGGCAAGGCATGATTTTCGTGTGGCACGTCATGTGTTTGGAGGCGGCGCTTCAGCGATAAAGGAGCCCCATGAATCCTTTCGATGAGATCGACGAAGACACCGATGAAAACCAGTACCCTAATGACATCTAACCGCCGTTCCACCGTCCTGATCATGGCCGGGCTTACCGCGGCGTTTTGGTTCGGCTGGGCCGGGGGCTACCACATCGGCCGCCAAGAGCGCCCTCCTGTCTCCGCGTTTATCAAGCGCCCCATGTATCGCTCCGACAAATACCCATCCCTCCCCGATCTGAAGGAGAAGTCCTAAATGGCAATGCCGCACCGTGGCGATCCCGTCTCGTTCGAGTTTTCCTCCGCCGACGCGAGCGCCGGGTCCGGCACGCTCACTATCCGCCGGGCAGGTAACACGTCAGTTGCTTACACCCTGGCCGCGAATGAGCGTCTTGTGATCAACTCGCTCACCGCCGTCCTCGCATCCGGCGCTAACCCTGCCGTGATCTACGACGACGCCAACGCGAACAATGCTGTTGATGCCGGTGAGCGGTTGTTTATCCTTGGCACCGGGGTCAATGATATCGCCTCCTTTGAAGGCCCCGATAACGGGCAGGCAGGCGGTCTTGGTCGTGCCCCAAAGGTAAAGGCAGCAGCGGCCGGGCAGATCGATATTGCAGGCAACGGCTATATCCAGACCACCTAACATGAGCGCGATCACCTGGAAAACCAAGTCAGTGACGAAGGCCCTGCAAGACCTTGCAATGGAGGCCCATGATTCGGCCCCCGATGGCACGCCGCTCTCCAAGGCCCAGTGCCTTGCCCGCCTGATCTGGAACAAGGCGCTAGGTTACAAGAAGATGGTGGTGCCGAAGGATGGCCCGCCCGCCGAGATCGAGTTCCCTGCGGAAGCCTGGGCAATCAACCTCGTCCTCGACCGGCTCGAAGGCAAACTCGGTCCCGGTGTGGCCGAGGAGTCCGCGAAGACCCCGATCGTCGATAAGGTCTCTGATCTCGCAAAGCGCCGGATTAACTCGCTCGTGGTCGATGGTGTGACAAAGCCGAAGAAGGGACCGCCCCCGATTGAATAGTTCGCTCGTCCAACCAGTGCTTGAGACCCCTTTTCCGCCTGAGGAAAAGACGTGGACGTGCCCCAAGACCGGGATCACATGCCCGCTCGATCCGGCCGAGAACCTCCTGTGGCGAGCCCAACTCCTGAGAGAGGCCCATGATGACCCCGAATTCCAGGCCGAACTCATGGCGGCTTGTAGGCAATCGCTTCTTTTCTGGTGTTATGCGTTCGCTTATACCCTCCGCATTCAAGAGACCGACTCGACCGGCAAATCGCGTCCCTCCGAGTCCGATATCGTCCCCTTCATTCCTTGGGCGGTACAACGCCTACATCTCACCGAAATCGAGCAAGCGGTAATTCTCGGCCATGATCTCCTGACCGAAAAGTCACGAGACATGGGCGCGACCTGGATGCACATCTATGTCTTCCACCATCAGTGGCTCTTTGTACCCGGCCGACTTTTCTTGGAGATGTCTAGAGTCGAAACAGACGTGGACGGCGCGGATAATCCGCGGTGTCTTTTCGTCAAGCATGATATCATCAACAAGTGGCTCCCTGAATGGCAACTTCCGGCTATCGCCCGGACCCGGATGCACTTGGTCAATAAAGACAACGGATCGCGTATCGATGGTGAATCCTCTAATAAAGCCGCTGGTTCAGGAGACCGACGCCATGCGATATTGATGGACGAGGCCGCGAAGATGGAGAATGGTGATAAGATCAAGGCCGCAACCGCCGACGTTACACCCTGTAGGCTGGTTAATTCCACGCCTTGGGGTGCAGGGACTATGTACTCCAAGTGGCGGCTGTCCGGTCAAGTGAAGGTCTACACGCTCCCCTGGTGGGAATCTCCGGAAAAGGGTCGCGGGCGGTATACGCAGCAGGATAGCACGGGCAAGTGGAAGATTCGCTCCCCCTGGTACGATGCCGAGGAGTTGAAGCGAACGCCGCAGGAGATGGCCCAGGAAATCGACATTGACCACATCGGCTCCGGGGACACGATCTTCGACGCAGCCGTAGTGAATCAGCACAAGGCCATGTTCGCCCGTCCCCCGATCTGCACCCGTACGATCGATTTCAAGTCTGATGTGACGCACGCGGCGATCCCGGCCATTCTTCAGCGTCGGCAGAAAGACAAAGTGCGAGTCGCGCCGAAGGGTCCGTTCCGGCTCTGGACGAATCTAGTGAGCGGTCGCCCTGACCAGACGAAGCAGTACGTGGTCGGGATCGATATCAGCAAGGGCCAGGGGGCCTCGAATTCGATCATGTCCGTCTGGTGCAAGGAGACGGGCGAAAAGATTGGAGAGTGGGCCAGTGCGAACGTTCCTCCGCACGATCTCGCCCGTGTGGCATGTGCCGTTTGTCTGTGGGTTGGTGGGGCCGCTCACGGAAACCTTCCGCTGATGATATGGGAGAACAACGGCGATCCCGGGTACTTCTTCGGCCGCGAAGTTGTGAAGACATTCCAATATCCTCACTTCTACCGAGATAAGACCGCCGGCTCCGAGACCGAGAAGCAGACTGAGCGGTATGGTTGGCACAGCAACACCGCGAAGAAGGCCGTACTGCTCGGCGGTCTGAATCGAGCATACGCCCACGGCGGATTCATTAACCACTCAGCGGAGGCTCTCGATGAGGCGCTCTCGTACATTCGCTATCCTGACGGTACTGTTGGTCCTGCTGGGCTCACGAATGAATCGGACGCGGCTCGAAAAACGCATGGCGATCGAGTCATTGCGGATGCACTCTGCGTATGGGTAGAAGGCGATCTGCACACGCCGAAAGCGAAGGCCCTCACCGCTCCGCATCGGAGTCCGGGAGGCCGGATGGCGGCCTGGAAGAAAGAGCGGCGGCTTCTGACGACGGGCAAGAAGTTCGATTTCAAAACTGATAGCATTTTGGAGAGACTCCGTGCCCTCTGAGATCGCACCAAAGAAAATCCAGAAGGCCGTGTGGGATGGCCATAAGCGTTTGGCGAACTTTCGCTCCGCACGAGTGATGTTCCTCAGGCAATACTGCGGCCAATATTACGACACCGCCTCTGGTAACCTCGGCAATGAGCCGTTTAATCTGATCTTCAATGCGATTCGAGTCCTCGTTCCCAACCTCGTCTTCAACTTTCCGAAGCACAACGTTAGCACACGGTTCATCCAGTCGCGTCAGTACGCCGAGATGCTCGGGCTCGCTCTCGACCAGCAGAACAAGCAGTTGAAGATGCGAGACATCTACCGCCGAGCGATTGTCGATGCGATCTTCGTGATGGGTATCCTGAAGACGGGCATCTGTGATTCTGGGACCGCGATCGGTTTCGAGCCCGATGATCATATCGATCCCGGTACGGTTTACACCGAGAATGTAGACTTCGACAATTTCGTATTCGACCCCAATGCCCGCGATCTTGACGACGCTCTCTTCATCGGCGATAAGATCAAGGTGCCCCGATCGATGCTCCTCGACAGCGGGCTTTATCGCAACGACCTGATCATGCGGCTGCCCCGATGGGGTTCTGAGTATAGCACGAATGTCGATCGTTCCGATAAGATGTCCTCTCGCCAAATCGATAATATGGATACCGGCGATCTTGAGGATCAGGTAGAAATCTACGAACTATGGGTGCCACGGGCGAAGGCGATCGTCTCGATCCCCGCCGCTGAGAATCTGACTTTCGATGACTATCTGCGAGTCCATGACTATTACGGTCCCGATTCTGGGCCGTACACCTACCTCAAACTTTCGCCCCCCGTCCCGAACAATCCGATGCCGATCTCCCTCGTCGGTATCTGGCATGATCTTCACCAGATGGCGAACCGCATGGTGAAGAAGGTGATGGATCAGGCCGACCGCCAGAAGTCGATCGTGGGCTATCGCCGTTCTGCCGCCGATGACGCACAGGCTGCTCTTGAGGCCAGCGATGGTGAAGCGATTGCGATGGATGATCCACAGGGCGTCCAGACCTATAACTTCGGCGGGCAGGCTCAGTCGAACGAAGTCCACATCCAGCAGTTGCAGTCCTGGTTTAATATGATGAGCGGCAATACCGAAGCCCTCTCAGGCCAGTCGATGAGTGCCAAGTCTGCAACCGAGGCCAACATCCTCCAAGGCAATTCGGCAATCAGCCTTGAAGACATGAAAGACTTGGCCTACAATTTCGTGGCCGAGGAGGCGAGTAAGCGGGCGTGGTTCCTGCACACTGATCCCTTGATCGAAGTGCCCCTTATTCGTCGCGTCCATACTCCCGCTCAGTTTCAGATTGGGCCTGCCGGTCCCATGATGACCCAACCTGCCCAGCAGCAGGAAGTTCAGGTCTTCCTGACGCCCGAGGCTCGATGCGGTGACTTCCTCGATTTCACGTTCGAGATTCAGCCCGACTCGATGGGCCGAGTTGATTCGGCTAAACGGCTTGCTACGGCCCTGGACTTTGCAATCAAGGTTTTGCCCGCCGCTGCTCAGGCCGCCCAGACTTGTGCTATGATGGGCGTGCCATTCTCTTTCCCTCGCTTCGTCGTGAAACTTGGGAAAGACGCGGGGCTGGATTGGATGGACGAAGTGTTCATGGACCCCGAATTCCAGCAGCAGATGATGCTGATTGCGATGCGGGGACCGCAGGAAGGCCAGTCGAAGGGCAACATGGCCCCGCCGAACATGGCCGCAGGCATCGCCCAGAACGGGCAGCCCGGCAATGTCGCGGGCGGTGTAACGCCCCCGCCTACCGCCCCGCAGATGGCCCAGCAAGGTGCAAACACAGGGCAAGCAGCCCTGCCGGTTAGGAGTGGGTATTAATGGCAACCCCGCAAGAAACGGCCGCCGCTCTGGGGGCTATTATGCAGCAAACATCGAGTCGAGTCGATGCAATTCGGACTGCGGTACTTCAGGGCGTTATTCCCGTAGAATACGCCCAATTCCTATTAGATAACCTCACCACAAATCTGGCCGGGATTTTCGATCCCATCCCCACTTGGATTCACCCATGAAATATAATGACCCAATGCATTCGCCTGAGGGTGATGCGCATCATCTCCATATGGCGCAGCAAGTCCTCTCGGATAAGAAGCGCCACTCTGCGGCCAAGAAGCATCTTGGTAAGATGGCGAAGGAGAAGAGTAAAGAGGCCGTCCATGCGAACGCGGCCAAGGGCCTGAAGAAAGCGTTTCCTTCTGATCAGAATACAAATCCTGATCAGCAGAACTCTAAGGCATCGGCTGCGGCCTCTGGACAAGCCAAGCAAGTTCGCGGGGTAGGGAACGAATCGACAGTCCATAAGATCGCTTCTGTTCCCCCGCTTCAAGGTACATCTGTGGAGGGCTACTAATGGCATCTGCCGTCGATTATTCCGCTAAAGATGACGCGCATCATCTAGGCCGGGCTCGGGAGATCATGGCGAATCCTAAGCGGCATGCGGCCGCAAAACAGCATTTGGCTATGCAGGCCCAGGCTGCTGATGGTCTTCGGAAGGCTTTCCCTGAGACCAATCCCGACCATCAGAATTACTGTGCTGATGAGAATGGAGAAACCCAGGCCGCTCAGGTCAAGGGCAAACAAGGTAGTCAGAAGGGCCGCATGTCTGGTAGAAAGGCACAAACCGCTTTTCCGC